CTCAGGTGCTGAGGCGCGTCGCGATGGGCCCCCGGCTATGCCTTGGCGGATTAGGTTCCGTATACCTCACGTCAAGTGTCCTCTGGCCCCCTTCCGCGACCGGTTCGGTACCGACCCTCAGACCACGTCCCCTTGACGTGGCTTGATGGCCTGCGTGGGGGATGTCGCCCCCATAACAGTAGAACGCTTTCTACAGCAGTAACCATTAAGTCACTAGAGGGAGTGACAAATTGCTCTTAATCTAACATTATGTTAAATCAAGTAAACAACTGGTTAATTGCCGGAGGAGGCATCAAGAAGTTAACTGACTTCTTGGTGCTCCTATTTGGTGTGGGCGCATTGTCCGACCTCAGTCGGTCAATACGCTCCCTCTACCGTCACAATGGTGCTCAATTCACAGTCTTGTACTTGAAAGAGTGCAAGCGTGTGGTTGAACACTATTGTTCCGGTGAGACTCTTACCAATACCGTTAGTCCGCCGTTCGTCGGATTAAGAAAGGGTTTACCTTCTTTCTTGCCGGCGGACCTTAGAAAGCGGATCCGCAGTGGGGACAGGGTTGGCATCATGCTTTCCCTTACCCTCCTCGGGCTTTATCGGGGACTCGTTGTCCCTCCTAAAGTCAAGGTGGAGACCATCACAGATGGTTACTCTGGAGAGAGTGACCACCTGTTGGGGTTCTCTGACACTGTGGAACGTTTTCTAAGCCAACTGCAGATAGGGAAGCTTAAGCGACCTCGACTTTGGTTAAGCACCAGCGTTGGTCCCCATGGAATGATGGGTAGCGTGAGTGCGATCCGGGATGCAGCTTCGCTGCTTTCGGGCGCACATCAAACTATCCGTCTATTCCAGCGGGAGTTCGCTGATGCAGTCTATGGACGCAGGTACAGAATTTGGTTTTCGATGCAGATCAGGTTCTTTGCCTTAGTCCATTGGATACTTTTTCCATCATGGACCGCGCTGTCTGGGGTGACATCTTGGCTTAGCAGACTCCATCGTATTGAGGAGCCTGCCGGGAAAGTTCGGATTGTCGCCATCACGGATTACTGGACTCAGCTTCTTATGAAGCCCGTCCATAATCTCGTGTTTGACGTCCTCCGGACAATCCCCCAAGACGGGACCTTCGACCAGGAAGCCTGTGTAACCCGCCTCAAAGATTCTATTCTCTCGAGGTTGGGTGAGCATGGTGAGGATTTCACCGTTTACTCATATGACTTGTCTGCTGCGACTGATAGGATACCAGTGCACCTGTACCAGGAGCTACTTTCTCATATCCTTGGATTTGAGGAAGCGACTCTCTGGAAGCATCTCCTAACCGCCCGTAAGTGGTGGGACAGAGATTCTGTATGGAGTGTGGAAGAGGGACTCCGTCCGGATGGACCCTGGCTATCCCGTATGTATGCAGTAGGCCAGCCTATGGGGGCTTATTCTTCTTGGGCACTGTTAGCGTTAGCACACCATGCTATCGTTCAATACTGCGCAGGTTTAATAGGCCGTACCTCATGGTTTCAAGATTACGGTATCGTCGGGGACGATATTGTGATCTTTGATCATGAGGTTGCGAAACGGTATCGCGAGGTGATGTCGGAATTAGGGGTTGTTATATCAGAGGAGAAATCCTTGATATCTCATTCGGGTGTTTTTGAGTTTTGTAAGAGACTCGTTACACCTCAAGGTGACGTAAGTGGGATACCGGTAAAACTGTTGTATCAGGTTTTCCGTTATCCCATTGATGCGGCTGTCGTTATTCGACACCTTCATCGTCGTGGCTTTGCCCTACTTCCCATCGCCGTTGCGCGTGCGTTCTCCTTGCTTTCGGCGCGTTCTGTTGACCTTAAGAAAGCCATCAGAACGTATCCGGTC